TAATTGGTGCAATTTCCGGTATGATTCCAGAGCCAATTCGAGGTACAGCTAGTAAATTACTAGGAGCACTACCGGGATTCGCAAAGGGTGGCATTGTCGATTCAACAACGCTTGCTTGGGTAGGTGAAGGTGGAGATACAGAAGCAATTATCCCGTGGAATAATTCGCAACGCTCGAAAGATTTGTGGCTACAAACCGGTAACGCACTAGGAATGTTAAATGAATCCGGAACGATGGAAAACATACAACACCAGATTGCTATGAAAACATATGCCAGCGACAATCCAGCTATCAATTCAGAACAACTTTCGGAAACTATTAGTAATAATAGTAACTCAAGTACAACGATTCAGGTGAATTACAATCCACAATATAACGTGCAAAATGCAGATGATTTAGAGCGTGTTCAACAGCACGCTGAGCAGGATAAAGATGATTTAGAAGCTCGTTTAGCACAAATTGCGCGTAATGAAAGGCGGGTGGAATTCTGATGACATATACAACGATTTCAGGTGATGAATGGGACGGCATTTGCTATAAAGTGTACGGTGACGAAATGATGATGGAACAGCTTATGCAAGCGAATTTAGAGCATATTAATACAGTCGTTTTTCGTGCGGGCATTGTTTTGACCGTACCAGACGTCGAAAAAGTAGTTACTGCATCAGATTTACCACCGTGGATGAGGTGATGTTATGACAAATACGAGACGTGCAATTATTGATGTTGAGTATGCAGGTGTGAACATTACAGCAGATGTATCACCCAATTTAATATCTTTTACTTACAATGACAACGAAGGACGTAGTGACGACATACAAATTGATATAGATGATCGAGACGGTAAATGGCACGGTCCTTGGCTTCCTAAAAAGACCGATACTGTGAAAGCATCTATACGCCTAGAAAATTGGCGCAAAGAAAAAGAAGTGCTGCAACTTGATTGTGGCACTTTTTATATTGATGATGTTGGCTTTAAAGGTCCACCGGATACGATTAGTATTAAAGCTTTATCTGTACCATTTGTCGGTGGAGGTAAAGAGACAGCACATACACGTGCATGGGAAAACGTTATGTTGTCCGTTATTTTAGGGGATTTGGCTACATCAGCAGGACTTAAATTGCTATTTGATGCACCTGATTATATGTATGATCGTGTCGATCAAGTGCGACAAACAGATTTATCTTTTGCTAAACAGTTAGCAAAAAAAGAAGGCTTCGCAGTGAAAGTAACGAAAGAACAACTTGTCGTATACGATGAAAAATCGTATGAAAGTAAACAAGCTGTGCGCACAATTCGTAAGGGTGAAGCAGATATTAAGTCATATAGCTTCAATGATACGGCAGCAGAAGAGCAGTATCAAAAAGTGGAAGTTTCATATTTTGACGATGTACAAAAGAAAGTGCTCAAATACATTTATGTTGTGCCAGGTGTAGAAAAAGGACCGATTTTAAAGGTTAATAAGCGTGCTAAAAGTTTAGATGAAGCTATGCGTTGGGCCAAAGCTGAAGCAAGGAATAAAAATAAAGGTGCTCGAAAAGGCAAAATTACGCTTTTAGGAGACGAAAGGCTAGTTCAGGGTATTACTGTTGACGTGGAAGGCTTCAAAGCATTTGATGGCAAATACTTCATCGAAACGAGCAGTCACAAAGTAACTGGTGGATACACGACTGACATTTCATTGAGGGAGGTGTTGCCTTATTAAAGAGATGCATGGAGTGCCTTTTGAGGTTGTTAGGTACGGCAAAATTACAGCTGTTGATCGTAAAAAATGCACGGCACGTGTGCTTTTTGAAGACAGAGACGACACGGTTTCTCCTTGGCTACCCGTTATGCAAAAAAATACGCTACATCATAAGTTTTATTGGATGCCGGACATTGATGAAACTGCAGTTTGTTTATTCCTTTCAAACGGCCAAGAAAACGGCTTGATTATCGGCACAATTTATTCAGAGGTTGATAAGCCAGTACCCGAAATAGCCGAGGAAGGTAAAGATCGAATTGGTATATGGATTGACTCTAATAACTACGTAAAGTGGATTGAAGAAGAACGAACGCTAGAAATTAAAACAGAAAACCCTGTGAGGTGGTTAACATGATAGGCGCATGGGGACCACTTGTTTTTACGGTATCAGAAAAGCAGGTAAAAACGTTTGACAGTTTCAAAAGGTCGGAATCAGCAAGATGGGCGAAACACGATATTCATTTAGCAAAGCCAAAGCCTGACTTTTTGGGACCAGGTCAGGGGCAGATTACGTTTAACATGATGTTCACAGCAAGTTTAGGCGTTAATCCCATTAAGGAGCTAGATAAGCTTGTACGATATGTACGAAGTGGCGAAGCACATACATTAATTATTGGCTCGAAGCGATATGGTGTAGGTAAGTGGTATATATCGAGCGTGTCAGAAGACATGAAACACTTTGATAATCGCGGTAATGTGCTTTCGGGAAGCGCGAGCGTGACGATGGAGGAATATGTATGACACGCTATACATTGACGTATGAGCCTAAAAACATAAATTTCCGTCCAGCCACGGTGCTCGAGGAAATTTATCAAAACATCAATACGATTTTGAGTACGTATAAGTTTACGGTACCACTCTTCAGGGAATTTGGCTTCACAGCTGAATTTATCGATAGACCACTTACTGTATTATTACCAATTTACGTACGAGAAGTCGTTGAGGTAGTTGAAAAATATGAGCCACGCGTAATGGTAGAAGAAGTAAAAATGAGCGCTGAAATTGAAGGGAAAGTATATCCAATCATTTATTTCAGTATTCGAAATGGGGTGAAGCTATGACAACAAATTTACCCGAAATAAACTTTTTAGAAACGGATCCACAACAGCTAACGAATGAAATTATTACGACTTACGAGAATGTAGAAGGTCGTAAGTTAGCACAAGCAGATCCGTTATATTTAATTTTTTTAACAGTTGCTAGCGTCATTACAAAGCAAAACATTGCGATTAACGACGCTGCACGTCAAAACTTATTGTATTACGCACGTGAAGATGTGCTGGAGCATAAAGGCGCTGAATGGCGTACACCACGTTTAACTGCAACTGCTGCTACAACTAAGTTGCGTTTGCATTTATCCGTACCGTTAACGTCGTCTCAAATAATCCCTGCAGGTGCATTAGCAACTTCTTCTGAAGCTGCTATTTTTTTTGCTACAGATTACGAATTGGCCATTCCACCAGGTGTCGATTTTGTAGATGTCGATTTAACCTGTACCGTACCCGGATTAATTGGCAATGGATTCGGACTTGGTCAGATTGACACGCTTGTTAAGCCTCTACCATACGTAAGTAAAGTCGAAAACATTACGATTTCGAATGGTGGCGCTGAAAGTGAAACAGATGAAGCCTATCGAGAGCGTATTTACATGGCTCCTGAAGCACTATCAAATGCCGGTTCGGAAGGTGCCTATGAATACTTTGCTAAGTCTGCATCTGCGCTTATTAGTGACGTTTACGTGTACATGCCGATACCTGGACGAGTCAATATTAGCGTGCTTTTACAAAATGGTGAATTGCCCACGCAAGAAATTTTAGATGCAGTATATGAAACATGCAATCCAAAACACGTACGTCCATTGACTGATTTTTTAAGCGTAGAAGCGCCCACAGTCGTTGAATACGACTTAGACGTCACTTACTACCTCGAAACCGAGTCAATCGATAAGGAGCTCATAAGGGGCAAAATAGAGCGTGCTATTGACGACTATATCATTTGGCAATCAGAAAAGATTGGGCGGGATATTAATCCGTCTAAACTAATCCGTGAGATTGTGAGAGCTGGTGCGAAGCGTGTAGAGGTTGCAAGTCCAGTTTTTACAGTGATACAACCTGGTCAAGTTGCTCAAATACGAAATAAAAATGTCGTGTTTGGGGGCGTAGAAGATGATTAATTTACATCAAAATACGTTATTACGTGAAATACCGGATAACTTATTGCGAGATGAAAAAGTGAAGCATCTTGCAAATTCATTGCAAAAATCATTAGATAACATGCTAGAATGGGCCGACAAAATTAATTATCGAATGAACTTAGATGCGCTACCAGATGAAATTATTGAGCATCTTTTATGGGAAAGTCATATAACGGTTAATGAAGGATTAGAGCTCGCTACAACTAGAGAACAAAGAATCAATCTGATTAAACATTCAATTGAATTGCATCGATTAAAGGGCACACCTGCAGCATTAGAAATGGTATTTCGCTTAATTAATATTGATTGCAGGATACAAGAATGGTTTGAATATGGTGGAGATCCATATCATTTCAAGCTTCATTTACGTGTGACTGATAAAGGTCTAAATGAAGATACAGTAAAGTTGTTAGAAATGCTTGTTATGGAATATAAAAATGTACGTTCTTGGTTAGAGGCATTAAATATATATGCTACAACTCTAAGTACCGTATACGTAGCAACAGCAACTTTAGCATCAGAAAAAATAACTGTTTATCCATATGCAATTACAAACATAGATTCGACGGCGAATGTGAAAACCGTTATAGCAACCCATAATTCATTTGAGAAAATCTCGGTATATCCAGAAGGAGGGAAGTAAAGTGGCTGAACAGTTCTATACAATTATGACAGATTTGGGTTTGGCAGCATTCGCAAACGCAACCATTATGCAAACAGATGTAGATTTTGCAAAAATTGCAGTAGGTGATGGAAATGGAGGATATTACACACCAACCAAGGATATGACAAGCTTACGAA